GACGCTGACACGCGACGTTGGCGGCACCTACGATCCTGCGACCGGAGCCTACACAGACGGCACAGCAACGACCTTCACCGTCCGAGGCGTCTTCATCAACTACCGCGACGACCGCGTGGACGGCAGCGTTATCCAGATGGGCGACCGCCAGCTTCTCATCAGTGCGGACGGCTCTGCAACGACACCGGCCATAGGCGACAAGGTGGGCGGGTTGGAAATCATTGATGTGCGCGCCTTCGCGCCCAATGGCACCGCGATTGCGTGGTCCTGCCAAGCGAGGAAGTAGTAATGGTCGTTCAGATGAAAGCGATAAGCCAGCGCACGACGCAGAACATGGAGCAGCTTTTCCGCGAACGCGCGGCAGAACTGAAGCGCCGCGCGGGTGAGAAGATCGCGGACTACATCGTTGACAACAGCCCAGTCGATACCGGCACCTATGTCATGGCTCACGTTGCAGGTTCTGGGGCGGTGCCCGAGGTCGCGTCACGCTCCAGCGATGGTAAAGCGCGGGGCCAAAATGTGCAGCAGTATAAGAACCTCGCTCGCGGCAACCTGAAGCGCAGCGTGTCGGCGGCTGCCGTGCAGGCAGGGGCCGAGATCTGGTTCCGCAACCGCGCGCTCCACGCCCCCGAGGTCGAGTACATCGGCTGGAACAGTAAAGACGCCTACCATGTGTATGCCAAAGCGCGCGCCTACGGGCCAACTGCGATCCGCGAAGCAGCCCGCGAAGTAGGGATGCAGGCACGATGAGCACAGCAAACGCAATCCGCGTCGCCCTTGAGAACCACCTGAACACGTCCACGCCGACGCTGCCCACGATTGCGTGGGGCAACGTGCCATTCACCCGCGCCCAAGGTACACCCTACATCCGTGCCGAGTTCATTCCCGTTGTTCGTCGTCCCGTGACCGCAGGCCCGACGCCGGAGCAACGAATGAGCGGTCTGTTCTATTTGACCGTCTTCACGCCGGAAAACAAAGGCGCGAACGCAGGGATGGCGCTGGCCGACCAGTTGCTCGCTCGGTTCAACGGCTCGGATGCCATCGTGGCTGATTCGGTCATCGTCCGCATCGAGTACAGCGAAGTCAAGCAGCCTTTGCACGACCCACCATTTTACGCTATACCAGTGGAGATTGGCTGGTATAGCCACACAACACCGTAAGGAGACGCCGCTATGGCTTTCGCACAGGGCTCTCGTAGCCGTCTATCTATTGCACCAGAGGCGTCCTTTGGTGCTCTTCCGTCCTCGCCCTCGTTCTCGACACTTCCCTATCGGACACACTCGCTGACCCTCAACAAAGAGCGAGTCCAAGGTCAAGACATCCTTGGCGACCGAATGGAGTCCGTTGACCGTCACGGCAACCGCACCGCCGCAGGCAGCATCGAAGTCGATCTTCGTCGCGGTGACTACGACCTGCTTCTGGAAAGCGCGTTCTTCAACACGTTTGACAGCAGCGACCACCTGACCGTCGGCACCACACCGCAGTATTTCGCGCTGGAAGATGCGGCGCTGGACATCACTCAGTTCCGCCAGTTTGAAGGCTGTCTGGTCAACTCTGCGACGTTCAACGTAGCGCCCAATCAGATGGTGCAGACCACGTTCGATGTCGTGGGCAAGAACATGCTTCAGGCAGGCACCACGCTCGGGTCGCCTGCCGCGCCGGACGGCTACGAGCCGTTCGACAGCTTCAACGGCGAGTTGCTGGAAGGTGGCATCGCCTCGGGCGACAACACTTGCAGCGTGTCGCAGCTTCAGTTCAGCATCAACAACGACGTGGCTCCCATCCACACGATCCTGTGCGGCGCGAACGCGGACGAAGCGGCTGCTATGCAGTTCGGCAACGCGACCATTGAGGGCACACTGACTGCGCATTACGAAGATGCGACGCTCATCAACAAGTTCCTGAACGAGACAGAATCCGTGCTGTCTGTGACCGTGGATGACCCGACAGGTACGAACGGCTACACGTTCTACATGCCGCGCATCAAGTACAACGGCGCTGCGGTTCCTGTGGCGAATATGCAGTCCCGTCTGATTGAACTGCCTTTCATCGCGCTCAAAGACTCTGTGACAGGCTATAGTATGCGCCTGACGCGCACTTCCTAATCCCCGAGCGGGGATACCTAGCGGGTGGCTGTTCGTCGGGGTGCAGCCGCCCGCACCTTAACCCTGACACCCCGAGCAATGGAGACCCGACCAATGAGCCTACGCAATGTTGGCACCGTCAAGGATACCACGACGGTCACACTCTACCACCCCGCCACCAACGAAGATCTGCTGAACGCCGACAAGTCGCCAATGACCGTCACAGTTCACGGCCCGTACAGCAATCGGTACAAGAAGGCGCTGCGCGATCAGCAGCACACGCGGATGACGGCGATTGGCCGTGGCCGCGCCAAGTCTGCCACGCTTTCCCCAGAAGAACTGGACGCCTTCAGCGAGGCGCTGCTCATCGAGTGTATCGAAGACTGGAAGATTACGCTGGAAGGCGACAAGACCTTGAAGTTCTCGGCTGAGACCGCGACCGAGGTGTTCAAAGAGTTCCCGTGGGTCCGCGAACAGATCAGCGCGGCGATGGGAGACGTGGGCGATTTTTTGGAACCATCCAAAGCGTCCTGACCGAGTACGCGGAGCACGACTTCCGTCTTGCCAAAACGGACAAGAACGGCATCACGCTCCGCGCACATCTCGAACAGGTTGCAAAGTCCACCGGACGCACGCCGCCTGAACTGGCCGAAGCCCCTGAGTTCCCCGACCGCTTCGCGCGGTTGTGGGAATGCTTCATCGAACTGCACTCAGGTCGGTCCTATGGGATGAACGGCCCTGACGCCCTGTCGTGGTCGGACATCAAGGCATGGAACGACCTGACACGATCAGGTTTGAAAGATTGGGAGGTTCGTGTCATAAAGTCCTTGGACCTACTGTGGCTGCGGATCATGCGCGAGGACGAAACAAATGGTTGATGTTGTCGGGCTTCGCTTCGTTGCAGAAGGTGAGCGGGACGCCACAGCGGCGATTAAGCGTTTTCGAGACGCGCAAGACAGGCTCTGTCTCTTATACACATC